GATGCTGGCCATGGCGGACGATATGCCGACGATTTGGGCGCAGCTCCGGCGGCTGTATGAACAGGCCTGCCAGAGCAAAGCAGAACGTGAAGTCAACGAATACGTGCTGGGCAGCGACTCGGTACGGCTGAAGGAAGTGTTACAGAGGGCGCTGCCGGGAGGAAAACAATGAAATGCAAATATTGTAATGGCACAGGGGAACACATAAACGATGCCAATAGAATGACAACATGCGAGTTTTGCGGTGGCACAGGCGAATTCGACCCAAACGAAGTGGACAGATTCAATGCAGTAGATTTCATCAAAGTGATGGAAATGGTAAAAAAACCGCTTACCAACGAGGAATGGCGGCGTACTTGTTCCGCCGAAGATTTTGCAAAGTTTTTGGAAGACGTTACGAGCAGTTGCTATCATTGCGGTATGACTGATGATATTTCTCAATGTGCTTTCCAAAAGCACCAGTGTAATATCAAAGAGTGGCTAAAGGAGAAGCACGAATAACTCGCCAAAATAATTGACGAGTAATGGCGAGTAGTTGGCGAGCTGACTACATTTTGTAGTCAGTTGAATAACCTCGTAAAAGTTACGAGGTCTTGCGAGGTTAATGCGAGGTGGGGAAATGCGTAAATATTTAATTCTTTTGGCAGTGTTCTGGCAGACGTTGAACATTTCGGCCTGAGAGGAGGGAAAACATGGAGACGTGGAAGCCAATTAAAGGATTTCCTGCATATTTTGTATCATCACTGGGCAGAATATATTCAGAGAAACAGAGAAATGTGTTTTTGAAGACATTTCCCGATAAATGTGGATATTACCATGTGAAGTTAAGAAAAGATGGCAAGCCGCATTCCAAACTTGTTCATCGGCTTGTAGCAGAAGCGTTTGTTGAGAATCCGAGCGATTATAAAGAGATTAACCACAAGGACGAAGACAAAAGCAATAACCGTGCAGATAATCTGGAATGGTGTACGAGAAAATACAACGTTTTGTACGGTAAGGCCGGGAAAGAAAGATACGTAAAAATGGGATTAACACAGAGATATAGCCGAAACGATTTAAAAGCGGTTAGCTGTTTAGACCCCAAAACAGGTAAAGTTTTATACACTTTCAAAAGCATTGCGGAAGCTGTTAGGGAGATGTTTGGCGTATCTGGGCAGACTCATATCCGTGGGAATATATCGCAATGCTGCCTGGGGCACGGGCACGTAAAAACGGTAATGGGCTATAAATGGAGGTATGCAGATGTTTAAATATTTATGCTTGTTGGCAGTGTTTTTTCAAACCCTTCAGTGTACAGCCTATTGCCATACCGGGAGTCCAACCGCGTCCGGGGTGTGGCCACAGGTAGGAATGGCAGCAGCGGATCACCTGCCGTTTGGGTCCAAAGTATATCTGCCGGATGGTACGGTCGTGGTGATCCGGGACAGGATGGGCGGAGGATATACGGACCGGCTTGATCTGTTCAAGGCCACGGAGGACGAGTGCTGGAAGTGGGGCCGGAAGTTTTTGCGGTGTAAAATTGAAACTCGGGAGTGATGGTTATGCTGGACGAACAAAACAAGAAGTTGTGCTGGGATGTGTTGGCACGTTACGGAATCGATGCCCAGCGGCATATGGTTATCGAAGAGTGCAGCGAGCTGCAGAAAGCAGTCTGCAAAATGTTCCGGAAGGACAGCCCGGAGCATTACCGGAACTACATTGAAGAGCTGGTGGATGTGATCGTGATGTGCCAACAGATGTTGCTGGCGGAAAATATTGGCATGGATGAAGTCAATCATAGAGCCAAAGCCAAGCTGGTTCGTGCGCTGGGGGAAGGCGATGAACATTGACATTCTTTTGGTTATAGGTATGCTGGTTGGATTTTGGTCTACAGTAATTTTTGTTTTAAGGTGGTGGTTTTGATTGGCGGTGTTAACACGGGTGCAATTCCAATTTCTGGACAGGCTGTTCTTTGATGCTCCGGCACTGAAGCAGGCTGTCGAGGAATTACGGACAATCAAAAAAGTTGATGCGCAGGAGAGCGCGGATCCGACGGCCAGGGAAGCCGTGGAAGGTATGGCGGAGATCCCGGCCGCTATGACGTATAACCGACCGGAAGCGTGGCTGCGAGTCGTGCAGCAGACATGGGAGAGGTACCATGGCACTATGGTGGGTGATATCATGTGCAGACGCTATAAAATGCGTGAGTGCTGGCTGGATACGATCCATGAAAAGAGCATAGCAGAAAACACATACTTCCGCTGGCGGCGTGAGTTTATTATCAGCGCGGCCATGATTGCAGCCCGGGAGGGACTCATGTAAAAAGGCGCCGACCATATCAGTCGGCGCCTGTGTTTTTATACCTGGGTGTCTATGCCCAGCTTCGTGGTTATGTATTTGTTGAGACTCATGCCGGCCGCTTTGGCCGCCTTGTCCAGTTCTTCCTTCTGACCGCGTAGCACCCGGAAGGTAATTTTTTCGTATGTTTTGCTATCATATTTGCGTACAGCGCGTTGCTGCGCTTTGGATACCATCAGCAGTACCTCCCTTCCTGCACGTCATACTGTCCGCTCAGGTACACTTCCCTCGGCTCTTCCCAGTCGCAGGCCTCTGACATGTCCAGCACGTCATTAGGCTGGTATCCTTCCACGATATCCCACACAACGGTGTACAGTGGAGCAGTTCCCAATTTGCTGATCGGATCACCCAGGCGGATGGCCGGCGAAGTGAAGCACGCGATCGGGTTGCCGGCCGCGTCATATTCGTCCCCAGGCATGGCCTGTTCCAGGAGGATGTACCGGCTCCCCTCATAGTTATCTACGTCACCGTTGTTTGCTGCGATAACTTCCACCAAGTCATTGCTGCCGTCCACTTTCACGCGGGTAAACTTTGTTACAAACTGCTTGCAAAACTCGTCCAGCTTGTATCCCTGGCAGTACTTCTGTTCAAACAGTTCCTGCAGTTCCTCTTCGCTGGGATCGTCGCCAAGTTCATTCCGGATCAACCACTCGATGTACTGGCGCTCGGTTCCGTAGTTGTGTGTGTTCGTTTCAAACTCGCTGGTGCTTCCGATGAAGTTATCAATGATTTGTTCCATGTTTTCCATTTCGTTACCTCCTAAAACTGTGTATATATTTTACCATAAGGCTGGCATTATAGCCAGCCTGGTTTATGCTGCCCCCGTCACTCTGCGTTATGCTACCAGGAACCGTTTTGCTTCTACCTGCTTGGTGTACTCTGCGTACATGTCCGCGTGATCCTTTTTAAACCCGGTGCTGTCGAATCTCTTGCTGGTGTATGCCTTCCAGGTGATCTTTACCGGGCCGACCAGCAGGGTGTCGGTTCCCTGGTTGGTCATTTCTGCTTTGACTTCATCTTCCAGCGCTGCAATCTGGTTCTTCAGTTCCTCTGCCAGGACCTTTAACTCTTTCAGTTCCGTTGCCTTCTTGGTTAATTCGTTGTACGTCATTTTGTTTTCCTCCTCGCTGTTTTGTTTTTTCTGGGGTCATCTTGATTATAACGCCGGCGTTAGATATTGTCAACCCCCCTGGCAAAAAAATTTTAAAAAAGTTTCGGAGTGGGGCAACCATGCGCATTGCGATAATACAAACGGAAGATAATGTTGTACTATGTCAGTATAGGGACTGGGCCATACCAGTCCCTATTGTATTTGGGCGTTTAAGCGGACCTACGCCAGCCGGGTTGAACCTCCTCCCGGTCGTCCGCTGCGCCCGCCAGGGAAGGTGGTGAGGCCGCATGGCCAAAGGTAAATACCAAGAATGGCTGACGGATGAAGGCAAAGTCCGGCTGCAGGGCTGGGCGCGTGACGGCCTCTCTGACGAACAGCTGGCGGAAAAGATGGGTATAAATGTTGCGACGTTATACCGATGGAAGAAAGAACATTGCGAGATTTGCGAGGCATTACGCGAGGGAAAAGAAGTAGCAGATCGGCGGGTAGAAAACGCGCTGTACAATTCCTGCTTTGACAGGAAGATTACGATTCGGCGGCCGTTTAAGGTTAAAGAAGTTTACTACGACAATGGTAAACGCTGCGAAAAAGAGCGCGTGATGTATGGCGAGGAAGATGTGGCTATCCCCGCTAACGAGAAGGCCATAGAGTTTTGGCTGGCGAACCGGAAGCCGGAAAAATGGAGCCGGAAAGAAAAGCTGGAGGTTTCCGGTGAGAAGGGTGGCCCGCTGGTGATCCGCTGGATGAACAGCCCGGACGAGAAGGTGGGCGGCAATGGCTGACATTGTGATTCCTTATTATCCTCGGCCAATATGGCGGGATGTGATTCATCCGGCGCTGGAGAAGAAAAACCGGGCGGTGCTGGTGTGTCACCGGCGCTTCGGTAAGTCAGTCGGCTGCATCAATGAACTGATAAAGAAGGCGCTGGAAAACAAAAAGCGAGCGCCGCAGTATTGCTACCTGGGACCGTTCCGAAACCAGGCCAAGCTGATTGCCTGGGAGTACCTGAAGTATTATTCCCGGGCAATACCTGGCGTAAAGGTAAATGAATCGGACCTTTTTGTGGAGTTCCCCTCTATGCATCCGGGAAGCCCGGGCGCCAAGATCATGATCGTCGGCGCTGACAAACCGGACCGGCTGCGCGGCATCTATCTGGACGGATGCGTGCTGGATGAATATGCCCAGGTAAAACAAAACGTGTACGGTGAGATTATTGTCCCGGCGTTAACGGACCGCAACGGATTTGCGTATTTTATTGGCACGCCAAAAGGGCAAAATCAATTCTATGAGCGGTACCTGAAGGCATTGAAAGATGACCGGTACTTTGTCTGCTGCTACCGTGCGGACGAAACCAACGTGCTGACGGAACAGCAGATCGCCGACATGAAAAAAGAAATGACCGACATCGAGGTTCGGCAGGAGTTATTGTGCGATTTTACCGCCAGCGCATCCAACGTGGTGATCCCTATTGACGTCGTGACGGAAGCGGCGGCCCGGAGCATACGGCCTGACCAGGTGCAGGGGTTGCCTCTCATCATGGCGGTGGATGTGGCACGGTTCGGCGATGACGACAGCTATATCACACTCCGGCAGGGGTTGTGGATGGATAAACAGAGCAAGCTGCATGGCCTCAATACCATGGAGCTGGCCAGTCAGATAGCGAACCTTTACTGGAAGCGCCGGCCGGACCTTTTGGTCATAGACGGCGGGGCCATGGGGCCGGGCGTCATAGACCGGCTGCGTCAGATGGGTATCCCGGTGACGGAGATCAACTTCCAGCAGCGGGCCATCAATTCCGAACGCTACGCCAATATCCGGGCAGAGATGTATTTCAACACTTTGGAATGGTTGCAGCAGGGCGGCTGCATACCGAACGATCCGGACCTGAAGGCAGAGCTGACGGTTACGGAATACAAGTTTACTTCTGCAGGCAAGATCATCCTTCAGCCCAAGGAAGAGATTAAAGAGTTAACAGGGAGATCCCCGGACGCGGCGGACAGTATGGCGCTGACGTTCGCGGTTCCGATACATAAGGTCAGCACCGGACG